CCCCTCCCCCCAAGGATGAGCAAGGCTCATTGGATTGAAGCGCACATGGAGCTGGTCGAGGAATATCTCGAACGCCACCCCAGCGCCGATTGGGACGAGGCCTACGAGGCCCCGGCCGACGCTGCCAATGACCGCTACCGCGACAAGTACGCGGACATGGTGGACGCCGCCAAGCAGCGGGCTAAGGACGCCAGCAACTGGCCGCCAAAGCCTGAGACCATTACGCGCGACACCGCTTGACACCATTCTGAGACTCCAATCCCATGACCACCCATGAGTCTCATTCAGTCTCAGCTCCGAGTCTCAAGGAGTCTCACCCGGCTCCGCCCAGGCGGTTCCAGCCGCGGCGCGCGGGCACGCACAACACCCGTTGGGGTTCGTCACTCCCGAAAAGGTGCGCACCTTACGTATCCCCCCAAAAATAAAAAAAGGGTTTGGGGTTGAAACTTTTTGAGACTTTGGCTTACGATCTGCTCAACACGGAGAACGCCATGACGCCGCAGGTTGCTGTTGCTCTCGCCGCCCCGGTATTCGACCCGGAGCATCAGATCACCGCGAAATTCTTCTGGTATCCCGAACGCGAAATCAGCGCCGGGCTTACCTGCAACATCGGAATGGAATGAAGCCGCTACGCTGGCGGTCGACCTCTCTGGCAGCTTTCGCTTTGCTGCCATGATGAGCGCGGACGGCCGGTGCCGGTGCTCCGTTGGAGCCCGACAAAGTGGCGGAAGGCCGAGGCGCTTCGCGACAAAATCATGCGAGGCGTCGGGACGGACGAGGAATGGGTGGTTGAGGAAATGTCGGTAGAACTTGGAATGATGGCGTCCGCCGTTCACTACCGCCGCCCGCTACGCATTGATGAAATTGCGCGTATGGCGCCGACAGAGGAAGTGCGTGCGCGGCAGGGGCGCCCGTAATGCCTGACGCATTCGTACCTCTCTCAGCAAAGCCGGTGATTACCGAGGAACCGGATAGGTTCGTTCTGAAATTTGAGAAAGTGGCGCCGTTCCCGCGCAAACGTTTTTTGCAGTGGGCTTCCAAAATCAAGGTGCGGTCCAAAGACTACGGCCTGACGCCGTTCAAGATGCTCGGCACGCAAGTCTACGTTTTAGATGCGATCTGCGCCGGGCTAGACGAGGGCATTACGGTATTTATATTTCTCAAAGGGCGGCAGGGGGGAATTTCCACACTCTTGTTGTTGATCGATCTGTTTTGGGCATTCGAGCATGGCGGCTTGCTCGGCGTAATCATGGTGCATGAAGAAAAAGCGCGAGACAACTTCCGCACGATGATCGATGTGTTTTTCTTCAAAACCCCGAAGGGGTATCTTGTCAAGTTTTCGCATCACAACAAAAACATGCTCATTCTAAAAAACGACTCCGAATATCGATATTTGATCGCTGGCACAACTGAAAAGGGACGCGCTGGCGGTTTGGGGCGATCCGGGGCAGCTAACTTTGTTCATGCGAGCGAAGTGGCATTCTACGGCACCGGCGACGATCTCGACGAATTTCGTTCGCAGGTTTCAAGCATCTATCCGCATCGACTGCAAATCTACGAAACAACAGGCAACGGCTTTAATTGGTTCTGGGATTTTTGGGAGGAATCAAAAAAGGACCCGACTAAACGCTGTATTTTCGTCGGATGGTGGCGTGATGAGCGTAATCAGTTGCCGCTCGATCATCCGTTCTTTCCGAAGTACATGCCCGATGGCATCAAAACAAAACTGACGCCATTCGAGCGAAAGTGTATCCGCGAAGTGCGTGAGGCTTACGCCTTTGAAGTTTCGATCCAACAAGTCGCCTGGTATCGCTGGCATCTGGAAAGCGAAAAACGAGGCGACCTCACAATCATGCTGCAAGAATACCCATGGACCGAAGAGGACGCTTTTCAGGCGACAGGTTCGCAATTCTTCACTGCCGAGGCGTTGACGACATGCACGCGCGAAGCAAAAAAACACCCGTTCAAGGTTTACAGATATAAGCTCGGCTTTCGCTTCGAGGAAACCGCGCTACAGCAAACAACCGACACGCGGTCGCCGTTGCGGGTGTGGGAGGAAGCGTCGAAATTCGGCTACTACGTCATGGGCTGCGATCCGGCCTACGGATCATCCGATGAAGCCGACCGCACGGTGATGTCGGTGTGGCGCTGCTACGCCGATTGCATGGTGCAAGTCGCGGAATTCTGTTCGCCCGAACCGTCAACTTATCAGGCAGCATGGGTGCTGGCGCATCTGGCCGGCTACTACGGACAATGTTGGTTGATGCCGATCTTGGAAATCACCGGCCCCGGTCAATCGGTGTTTGATGAATTGGAGAAAGTGCGGAAGCTCGCTGCCGAAATCAGGCCAACGGAAGAGGACCCAAAACCGGCCATCCGAAATATTCTCGGCAACATGAAACATTATATGTACCGGCGTATCGACACGCTCGGCGCCAGCTTGGTTTATCAGTGGCGGTCATCGGAAGAACTAAAACAGCGCATGATGAATTCTTTTAAGAACGGCGTAGAGTTGGGCCGCGTGGTGCCGCGCTCGATACCGTTGCTCGAAGAAATGCGGCGCATCGTCAATGATGAAGGGCATATCGGCGGCGAAGGCCGCGCCAAAGATGATCGCGTTATCGGTGCAGCACTCGCTTATCAAGCGTGGTCGAGTTGGTGCCAGCCGAAACTTAAAGCTATGAACCTGACAATGAAGCGGGCGGGAGAGATTGATGAAGTCGGCGGGCCGGGGCCGCTCGATAGACTGATCGTAAATTTTCTAAAAAAACAAAACATTAAGGTTCCGGCATGAATAGCCGCAGACAATTTTTACGTTTGCTCAGTGGTGCAGTGGTTAGGCCGCGCGTCGCGCCACTGCCGTCATCGGGCATACCAGCGGACGCGTCCATTTTTCGTCCTAGCGAAGAATGGGTTGATTACAGCGGAAATTTTGTGGAAATAGGTCAGGCATTTCTTGACGCCCAAGCTGAGCTGGAGTTGCGTCGTCCAATGGCAAAGACATCAGACTTTGAATCTGAAAATTCCGGTTCGAGTCCGGACGCGACTGCCAATCCGCCGCCGCCCCGTCTAGAGACTTCGTTGACTGACGGCCGCCACGCTTCTATGTTGCGCGCCATGGGAATCCTCCGCACTTGGCAATGCCACAACACCCGCCGTTGCGGCAAAGTGTTCGATTCGTGGGACGATTATCCGAGCTGTCCCGGCTGCAAAAACGTCAAGGTGTCATGGGTGCCGGGCGGCGGGCATGTCATGAGCACCGCGCCAGGAGCCGATGCCGATATACGGTCGCTAGCCGATACGTTCGGATTGACGGACTTGACTTCGACGCGGCACGGCCAGAAAGGCGGGCGCGCCAAGCCGCCGCTACCGGCAACGACGGCGCCGGCCGGCAACAGCGCAATGTCATTCGGCGGCTTCGTCTCCCCGCAGCCCTACGCGCTCGGCAGTGACGGTCAGATTCACGCCACGTGTATGCCGGCCAGCAATAAAATCGATTACAAAGTGAAAACAGCGCCGGGCACTGTCTTGCCCGCGTCGAAAAATTATCCGCGACCGCAGAGCAATACCGTCATTGAAGCGCGGCACAGTGGCAAATGAGCAGAACAGTCCCATTCGAGCGCGGCTACATGCCAGAGCGATGGCCGCCAGATTTTCAATTCTTCGATAAGGGGAAACTCATGAGCGACATGCTCCATCTTCGGATGCAGCAGACAAGCGCCGAAGTGGAAAAAAACCTGCGAACTTCTTTGTACAGCGATGAGCCAGATCAACCGCTTCCGAAGAAAAGTCTCTGCGAGTGGTTGTCCGATTTGAAGTGGCGAGTTCATTGCGCATGGTTGGTGCTGCGGGGCCATGCGGATATTTGCTGATGATTATTCCTGACAATCCGAAGCTACGGGACGACTACCTTAAATGGGTGTTGAATACCTGCACCGCGTCGCGCAAATCCCGCAAGGAAATGTACGACCGCCGCCGGCAGTTTTTTCTTTACGGCACGGGGAGCGATGAAGAGATCAAATACAACCGTCTTGAGTCTCATATGGACTTGGTGGCGTCGTTTCTTTATTCGCCCGACCGCGCCGAGTTCGAGCTCTCCGCGCCAGCCAACGCCGACGACGTACAGGTCAAGCAATTCATGGCGGCGCAAGATGCCTTTAACAACGATTTTCGCGATGCCGGCTTGTTTGACAACTTCGCCGACTTGTTGATCTGGTCGCTCGTATTTGATTCGATGATTGGCAAGGTTGGCTGGTCTGACTTGCGCGAGGAAGAAACGTGCGAGCTGATCGAGCCGGGAGAGTTCGGCGTGTTCGCCGAAGAAAAAGAAAATCTCGAAGATCAGCAAGCGTTCGTCCACTCCTATCACATCGATTACGACAACGCCTGCCAGCGTTTGATTCGCGCCGGAATGGGCGACAAGATCGACAAGCTCGCCGTGGTCAATACGCCGTTCGAGTCGCCGTTTCCTGATTTGGTTACCCGCCTGATAATTTCTTCGACCTCTGGCGAAAATCTTGCGGGCAATGTCACCGGATCGGCCAACCCGGCTTACGTTGCGCGCCCGACCTACAAAGCCGAAGTTGATCGCCCGCTAGTTGAGTTTCATGAACTCACAGTGTGGGACGACGAGTGCGAAGATTACCGGGTCTTTTTTGCCGTCGAGCCCGGCCTCTTTATCGCCGACAGCAAAAAGACGATTGACGCGCTGAAAGAAAGCAAGGGGCTCGTTCCAAAGGACATCGAAAAACAACAGGAACAATTCTACGACACCAAATGCAATCCGTTTTTGCCCAAGGATCATCCCTACGTTCAAGTCCGACCGTATCAGATGAACAAGTTTTTCTGGGGCAAGGCGCACATAGAGTCGCTCATTCCTCTGCAAGAATGGTCGAACAAGCGGCTTGAACAAATAGACGACATTTTAGATCGTCAGGCGCACCCGTCGCGCGTCGGTTCGGGCTTTATGGGATTGACCGACGATAAAATGGACGCCATGGGCGGCTCCGATGCGTGGGTCATCGATCAACTGCCGCAAGCCGCGATCAAAGAACTGTACCCGCAAATGCCCGACGATATTTTTGCGGAGTTTCAGCAAATCGGCGCGTTGATGGTGGAAGCGTCGGGACTGACGGAAACCATCCAAGGCAAGGGCGAAGCCGGCGTGCGCTCGCGCGGCCACGCCAAAGCGCTGCAATCGACCGGCGCCGGCAGAATCAAAAAAGCCGCAACCCGATTGGAGGCGCCGCTTGTTCGCATGGGCGACCTGATATTGCGCTTGAACATGCGCAACAATTCCGACCCGATCCACCCGGACCCGAAAGACGACGGCAAGCCGGGCGATCCGTTTTATTATCACAACCTGGTCGGTGAATATTCGCTCCGCATTTTCGGCCACTCACACTCACCGCTGTTCGCCGACGATTCGAAAGAGATGGCAACGGCGCTGTTCAAAGCGCAGGCCATCGATCAAGAGGGTTTGCTGCGGATGTTGTCGCCGCCGGGCCGAAATAATTTAATTCATGCCCTGCGAGCGAATAAGAAAAAAGCCGCGCAAGCTGCGGCGTTGCGAGAGAAAATGGGATTGCCGCCGCCCGGTCAGAAGCCGCACAAGGGCAAGAGCGGCAACGGCGCCGCGCAATCGATTTGACAAATCGTGCCTATAGGGAAATACTTTTCAAGTGAGCATCGATTTCAGCTCCCGGTGCTAACAACCCTCCTGCGTAACCCGCGCGCTCTGCTCGCCCGGAGCGCGCGGGACAGGAGGATCGGCTTAATCATGGGCGATTAAAACCGCCCGCCCAACCCGAAAGGAGGGAGCCTATGAAGCGCAAGCACAAACGCGGACGGAGGCGCGGTCGCCGGAAGTAAATCGGCCGTTATCGCCGTCACACGAGTTCTGAAAAGCCCGCCCCACCCGGCGGGCTTTTTGCTTGACTATTGACGGGAATGGACTCTTAGGAATACGACTCTCGCCCCATGCCCCTTGGCCAGCAACCTGATTCGCCCGTCATGCCGCCGCCGCCCGGTGGCGGTGCTGCGCCCGGCGCGCCGCCCATGTTGCCAAAATCTCCGGTGGGCGGCCCCGGTGGACCGGGCGGCTCGCCGATGCTTTCGCCAGGTGGCGGCGCCGGCAACAAGGCCGCCGCGGTGCAAACCGTCAAGGCGCTGTTGCCCGGTTTGCTTCATGCTTCCATGGCATTCGAAGCCGGGAGCAAAGAACAACAAGCTCTGATCCGCGCCGTGTCGGCGCTCAATCCAATCTTCGGCAAGGCGGAAGGCACCAACATGGTGCCGGCGGGCCTTGCCACTTTGGCGCAGAACGCGCGAAAGGGGCCGCTCAGTGCGGCACCGCCACCCGGCTTGATGCCAACAGACAAACCACCCGGCGATATGCCAATGCCGCCCATGGGCGGCGAGGAGGCCGCATGACCGATTATCTTCGCCCGAAAGTGAAGGTCGGAAATCTTTCGACGCGCACCATGGAAGACGGTATCGCGCGCAACCCACCGCTCTATACTTCGCTGGGCGGCTTCACGTCGGCGAGCAAGTGGACCGATCCGACCGGCCAGCGCAACAAGATTGGAGGGCCGTCGTTGGAAAAGGGCGGGCCGAGTTCCCAAAAAGGGAAGCCCATTTAAATGCCGCTCGATCCCACAGTCGCCGCCGATCTCGGCCAGCTCGCTTACGAGCTGGGCCACGATCCCAAGACGCGCAAGGAATTCGGCAAGTTGGTGCGAGCCGCGAAGCCAGATTCGGCGCACGCTCGCGCTTTCTCCGATGTGGACATGGAAGACAAGTTCGCCGCATTCGAGGAAAAGCAGGCGGCCAAGGAACTGAAAGCGCAACAGGACGCCGTGATGGCAAACATGAATCGCCAGCGGCAAAATCTTCTCACCGGCGGTACGGACGGCAGCGGCCCGAAGTACGACGAGGACACGGTCAAGAAGATCGAGAAATTCATGGAGGACAACGGCATCACCAATTACGCGCACGGTGCCGTGCTCTACGCCAACGAAACTCCGTCGCTCACGCCTCCCAGTGATGATGAGGTGCCGAACATGCACGGCGACCGCTGGGAAATTCCCGAATTCGAGAAGTTCAACAAAGACCCGGACGGCGCCGCGCGCTCCACCGCGTTCCAGGTTATCAAAGAGTTTCGCCAGAAGCGCCGCGCGTGAGCGCAATTTTTAGGAGGCTTATGTGCCGGTACTAGGCCAAGGCATCATCCCCCCCGCGGGAGCAATTGCCAACGAACTAGGCGCTGCCGTGCGCCGGGGCTTCATGCCCCGATTTTACGTACAAATCTGGAAATCGGCCCCGCTCATCGCGGCGTTGCTATCCTCTGCACAGGTCGCCACCGGCGGCTTGTCGCCGATCACCGCGCCGTTGCAGGGCAACCCGATGGTGACCGGCCAATGGGTCGATTACTCGGGCTCGTTCGCGCAGCCCGGTGTGCAGCCCGGAATTCAGAACGCCGAATTCAATTTGAAGGCGTTCATTTCAACGATCCCGTTCCTCGGCTTCGAAGGTTTGGTGCAGTTGGATTATTCCGTCGTGCCGCTGATCGAAGCGCGCATGAACGACTCCACCAATGTCACCATCGATACGCTGTCGAATTCGCTCTACAACAACGTCGCCAACGTCCAACAGATAATCGACCTGACAGCCGCGATCGATGACGGCACGTTCTCGGCAGCGTATGGCGGCATCATCCGCGCCAATAATCTTTTCTGGAAATCGACCTACGTTCACGGCAACGGCAACGTCACGCCGACGCGCAATCTGATGCTGCAATACATTTCGCAGGTGTCAAAGACCACCGGCGAAATGCCGTCGATCGGCATCATGGGTTTCGGCACCTGGACATTGCTGGCGCAGGATTTCACGTCGCAAGAGCGCTACAACATCACGCCCGCCGGCGGCTTCGGCGCCGACAAGAAAATCGAATCGCTGTTCCGCGCGCTCGACGTTGCAGGCGTGCCGTTCTACGCCGATCCGTATTGCCCGGAGGGTGTGCTGTATCTGGTCAACACAAACTACCTGTCGCTCTATCTGCACGAACGAGCGGCGTTCTCTTTCACCGGCTTTGAATCGACGCTGCCGAACAATCAGCTCGGCTATGTCGGTGCCATCCTGACGCTGTCCGAGCTTGTCGATGTGAAGTGCAAAGCGCACGGCAAGTTCGACGGGCTCGCGTTCCTGAACATCTGAGGACCGATCATGTCTCGCATTGGCGGCGCATTTCCCCTTCCGCTTCCTCAGGTACAGGCAGGCGGCACCAAGATCGAACTCGGCACCGGCGGGTTTTTCTATCCGCCGCCCGGTACGTATATCTTTTCGAACGGCACTCTGTCGGTGCTCGAATTCTTCGACCCGCAAGCGCAAGGCTGGCGGACGCTGTTTGGCACCTCGCAAGGCGGCTTCATAAGTGTGGATGGCTACAACTTCCGCTTCCACAATCTCAGCGGCGCGGTATCCGCGACCGCGGTGACCGGCGCCGGCTCGGGTGGCACCAATGGTATCGGCACGGTCGCCACCGGAGCCTCGATTGCCGTTGCGGCAGGTTCGGGCGCGGTCATCGCCGCGACTGTCGTGCCGATTGTCGGCGGCTCGGTCGCCGCCCCGACGATTACGCAGGCGGGCTCCGGTTTCCTGGTCCCGCCGCTGATCGTCATCGACCCGCCGCCGCCCGGCGGTACGCAAGCAACCGCCATTTGCACGCTCACCACGGGCGGCATCGGCGCGGTGACCATGGTGAATGTGGGCGCCGGGTATGCGGCGTCGCCGAATTTCTGGATCATCCCGCAGCCGAATCAGTACCAGGGCGGTCCCGAGGTCGGGGTTGCTGCTGGCGCGATCCCGCCGCCCGGCCTGGTCTATCCGGGCAATGCCGTGCCGGGAAACCAGAACACGTCGCCTACCGGCGCGCAGCTTACGTCGGTCGCGCTGACGGGTTCCGGAACCCTGACGGACGTGAAACTGATCTTCCCCGGCACCGGCTACACCGGGTCGCCGGCACTGACCGTTTCTGGCGTCGGCGCGGCGACTGCTACCGTGACCGTGGGCAACACCACGCCGGCAAATGACGTGTGCATTCTGATCGGCAGCGTGCAGTAATCAGGAGAACCGCAATGGCGGATAGCAAAATTGACGTGACGGCCGCGCCGGCAAAGATTGTCGCGATGACCGAGTTGAAGAATGGCAGCGTGTACGTTGCCACCGAAGCCAAACTCTATCAGCTCTTTGACGGCAAACTGCGTCCAGTGACCTTTGCCGACGTTGAGCATGAAGCCGTCCTTGCCGGCTCGCAGCCACAGGCGCTCGGCGCGGTGCCGAGCGCGGCCCCGCCGCCTGCGCCGCCGCCGCCAGCCAACGACAACGCTCCCAAAAGCGAAAAATAGCGCGCCAATGACGGAGCAAGCGCCGGAAAAATTTCAACACGTCGATGGCGGGCTGACCAAGCAGTTGCAGCAGAACGTCACCGACGAGAAGCGGCCGATGATGGAGCGTGCCGTATCGGCGATGATGCTGATCGGCGCGCGGGCGCTCTTGGAGCAAATCAACAACGACGGCTTGGCGTTGCCCAATACAGCGCCGCAGCCGATGCCGCTCACCACGGAATTGCCGCCGTCGCGTGCCCTCCTACCGCGAGATTGAACCATGGACACCGAGGATCTGATAAACACGCGGGTCGAATACGTCCGCCTGACCAACAATCTGCCGTTCGCCTTCACCGATCGGTACGATGGCGTGCCGTTCACGGTCGCGCCCGGCAAGTCGGAGAATTTCCCGGTCGAAGTGGCGGCGCATTTCTTCGGTTACGATCCCGACCCGGCCGCGATGATGCGCCACATGGCGAAGCGGCAAGGCTGGAACACGCCGGATTTCGTCAAAGTTGACGAAGCGACCGGCAAGAACAAGGCGCAAGCATATTTCGACATGCTCGACATCAAGCAGATCGCCTACAAGCTCGTGCCTGTCGAAGACGGCATCGATCCGGGCAAGCCGATTCCCGCTGATCCCCCAGTGCCGCCGAAAACCAAGCCCGGCGAGACGAAGCAAAAGACGGCGTGAGCGGGCGCGATGAATGCAACTGTCGGATTACATCACGCAGTTGCAATTCCTATTGCACGATCAGAGCAACGCTGATTTCTCGCAAGCGGAACTGATAAACGCGATCAATCAGGCGCGCACCGTCGTCGCGCTGGATTTTCAATGTGTGCGCGTTACCTATTTGACGCCCCCGAACGCGGTGGCGAACGCCGGCAACTATAATCCGGTCGGCGTCATTACGAACCAAGAACTGTACTACATCCAAAATGAATCGAGCGGCGTCACAGGCGCGGCCGTGGCGAATGGCGGTGTCGTCGTCGGCGCGGCGGTCACGGCGGGCGGCGCGAACTATTCACCGGCAA